ACGCCGGCTGCGCCTGCGGTCGACGCCGCGGCCATTCGCGCCGAGGCCCGTGCTGCCGAACGCGACCGGATCAAGGCGATCATGGGTCACGCTGAAGCCGACGGCCGCACCGCCCTGGCGCAGCATCTCGCCTTCGGCACCGATCTCGCGCCCGACGCAGCAGGCTCGATCCTCGCCACCTCGGCCAAGGATCAGTCGCCTCGCACGCTGACCGGCGCGACCGTGCCGCAGCCGAACGTCAAGCCGCAGGCTGAAGCCGGCGATGCCAAGGCGGATGCCAAGTCCCGCCTCGCCGCCGCGCGCATGGCCGTCACCGGCCAGAAGGCCTGATCGGTCGGAATTTCCGCCGCCTCAACCATCCCGCCCCGACCAGAGGACAGCACCATGTTCACCCCGACCAGCCAGACGCGGAACCGCACTTTTTCCGACGTCATCAAGAAAGAGATCAGCCCTGATTTCTCGCGTGATGAGATCACGATCGCTTCCGGCGCCGGCGTCCTTAAGCTCGGCACCGTGCTCGGCAAGATCACCGCCTCCGGCAAGTACGTTCTGCACGACGCCGGACTGTCGAACGGCGCCGAGGTTGCCGCGGCTGTGCTCGGTGAGGCGGTCGATGCCACCTCGGCGGACGTCCGCGCGCTCGGCGTCGTCTGGGGCGCGATCGTCGTGCTGCCCGAGCTGACGTTCAAGAACGCCATTTCGGGCCCCAACAAGGCCGCCGCCATCGCCGCGCTCGCCGCCCAGAAGATCCTCGTCCGCGACGTCTAACGACGTCGCCTAGCCTTCGCCGCCCCTTCCCAACCTCGCCCGCAGCACGCGGGCTCTCTCCCTGGAGTCCGCCATGTCGGAATTCGTTTTCCCGTTCGATTCGGTCACGCTGACCGAGGAGGTCAATCTCGTCCCGAACGACTATGGGATGCTGAATGCCATCAACCTATTCCCGGCCGAGCCGATCTCGACCACGGTCGTGGGCATCGTCCGTCAGGGCAACACCATCCGTGTGCTGCCTTCGAAGCCGCGAGGCGTGCGCGGTCCCGAGGTTGCGGCCGACGGGCAGAAGATCTTCTACCTCGAGGTCCCGCATTTCCCTCTGCCCGACAAGCTCGGTCCCGCGGACATCCAGAACAAGGCGGCGATCGTCAATGGCCGACCGCAGCCGATGACGGTCGACATGGCTACGGCGAAGAAGCTCAAGACGCTGCGGCGGAGCCATGCCATCACCCGCGAATACCTGAAATTCGCGGCGCTGAAAGGGCTGGTGAAGGACGGCGACGGCAACACCATCGTCGATCTCTACGCCTTCTTCGGCATCAACAAGGTCAGCGTCGACCTCGCGCTCGGAACCGCCGGTACCGATATCGTGGCCAAGCTGGAAGAAATCCGCACCTCGGTGTTGAAGGGCGTGCAGGGTGACACCGTTAGCCGTGTCGAGGCCATCGTCGGTACCTCGATCATCAGCCGCCTGGTGCAGCATCCGAAGTTCGAGAAGTACTGGCTCAACACGCCGGCCGCACAGGAGCTGATCAAGCTCGATCGCCATAATCTCGGTCAGGATTTCGGCCGCGTGATCGATACCGGCACGATCTTGCTCCGGGAATCGGTTGGCTCGGTCCCGGTCAAGGGTGGCACGAGCGAGCTGCTCATGGCGGCCGACAAGGGCGTCGCGTATCCGACCGGCACCAGCGAAATGTTCAGCTGCTACGATGCCCCGCCGCATCACATCGACCATGTGAACCAGCCGGGCGAGGAGATCTTCATCTCCGAGCATATTCTGCCGCATGGCGAAGGGGTCGAGCTGAAATCGCAGTCCAATGCCCTGCCCGTCGTGAAGCGGCCGGAAGCGTTGGTCGAGATCACGACTTCGAACTGACGCCTGCCAAGGTCGCTTGCCGTGACGGTATTCGACGACGCGGTGGCACGGTCGCGGGCGGCAGTCGCCCGCACCGCGGCCAAGCCTTGGCGGATCCTGCCGCGCGTCAAGCGTGGTGACGGCCGTCCTGAGGCTGACGACAGCCGCGCCGAGTTCACCGTGCTCGGCCATCTCTTCGCGCCCGACAAGCTTGACGGGCGCGTTTCCGACATCACCGCCTTCGAGAGTGGGCGCGCCCCAGGCATCGTCGGCGACGACCTGGCGCTCACCGTCTGGGACAATCCGACCTGCGGCGAGATCCGCCAGCACGATGTCGTGGTCGAGATCCTGCACGGCGCCTTCGAGGGACAGAAATTCCGCGTCTCGAAGCCACCCGGGGGAGACAGGACGGGCCATATCCGGCTCGACCTAGCGTCCCTAGGCATCAGCAGGATCGCCTGATGAGCCTTGCGACTATGGCCGTGAGGCTGGCGGTCAGGGCGGCGCTGGCGCCGTTCTATCCGCAGGGTGTCACACCGTCCTGGCCAACGATGGTGGCGGATCGCGTCTTCGATTCCCGCTTCGATCTCCTCGACGGTCGCGGCGGTACAGAACGGACGCCGCTCATCGTCTTCGCAGTCGAAGCGATCGATGGGATGGCGTTTTCCGAGCAGCTCGGTGCCCAGAGCAAGGGGCGCGGCTTCAATGTGTCGGCTCGGCTCGTGCTCTCGGCACAGGTCACGTCCCGGCAGCGCTTCCGCGACGACGACACGAACGAAGAGTTCGACGCCGAGGCGGCCGATCTCCTCGACGCCGAACTCGCCGACATGCTCGACCTCGTGCAGGATCAAGCGTGGATGGTGCTCGATCAGGACCGGCTGCTGCGGCGGGTGGTGAGGCGCATCACCAAGCTCGACGCCGAACCTTATCCATCGTCGGAAACCGGCGAAAAGCTCGCTGTTCTCGCCAATTCCTACTACCTCGAGCCGCTGGAAGATGGCGAAAAGGCGCTCGCGCTCGTGCGCGATCTTCTTCCGTCCGGCTCGCCGATCAAGGCGCGGGCCGAGCTTGCGCTCGCGCGCGCCGATCAGACCCGAGCCGTGCTCGCCGCGGCGAAGATCCAGCGCAATTTCCCGCCTGCGCCCTTCGCCATCGACGGCGGCGCGCAAGGCGCCAATCCGGACCTGTCCGAACCTGTCCCGCCGCCGGCGTCCGAGCCGGACATCCACTTGACCCTAGACCCGAAGGATCCAGCGCCATGAGCGATGCCGCCGAGAAGCAGACCGAGCAGCCGATTCCGGCGCTCGTCGACGTCACCCCCCAGAAGGGCCGCCGTGTCCGCACGCCGGATGGTTCGCTCTTGCCGGAGAAGCATATCCTGCGCGGCGAGCCGCGCTCGCCCTACTGGATCCGCGCGGAGCTGGACGGCGACGTGAAGCTTTCGGCTCACCAGCCGGAGGGCACTGAAGCTTCGGTGCCGCAGGTGCCCTCGCCGGCCCCGGAAGCTCCCGAAAAGCCCGGGCGCAACAAGCCCTGACCTGAGCCCCTCCCTCCACGCCTGCCGCCCTTCAGCAGAGGCCGCCCATGACCATTCCCTTCGACCAGATTTCCGGCTCGCAGCGCGCGCCGGGCTACCTCAATGAGTTCGCTCTCGGCAATCCGCCCTTCTCGCAGTCGATGCAGGTCCTGATCGTCGGCCCCGTCGCCGCCGGAGCGGCCGTCACCACCGGGATCAGCCAGCGTCCGCGCGACGATATCGAGACCGCGTACGGCGCCGGCTCACTGCTCGGCACGATGCTGAACTACGCCAAGCTGACCCGGCCGGGTCTCGATTACCGCGTGTTGCCGCTGGCGGAATCCGGCACGAAGGCGACGCTCGCCATCAAGGTGAACTCGCTGCCGCCGATTGGCACCTGGCCGTTCTGGCTGTTCTCCAATGCCCGCCCGCGTCAGATCACGGTGACGGCGGCCGATACCGTCAACACCGTGGCGGCCAAGATCGCCTCAGCCGCCAACAAGCGGGTGACGCTCGCCGGCGACAGCAAGGCGCTGGTCGATCTCGCCTCGGCGGCTGCCGCAACCGATACCTGCACGCTGACGGCGCGCAATGGCGGCACGATGCTGAACGGCACCGATTGGCTGTCCTTCGAGAGCCGAGGCGAGATCTCGCCCCTGGGTCCCTGCTGCAGCCTGACCTTCACCGCCGGATCCGGTGTGCCGGATCTCGCGACTGCGCTCGCCGGCGTTGGAACGGGCTATTACGCCTGGGTCATCTCGGCCTATCGCGACACGACCTCGCTCGCCGCGATCGATGCCTGGCTCGAAACCCAGTGGGGGCCGGCCAATATGCGCTACGGCTGGGCTGTCGGCGGCGTTGTCGGCTCTCAGGGCACGCTGGCCGCGCTCGGCGATGCGATGAACGACCGCAAGCGCGTCCTCGGCGGCCTGCGCAACTCCTCGGAGCCTGAGCCGATCATCGCCGCCTGCGTCGGTGCCGAGTTGGCCTTCGTCTTCGATTTCGGGCGCGGGATCACCGAAGTGCAGATCTTCGCGCGCGGCCTGACCGGCCGGGCGATGAACTATCTGACGGGCCCGTGGAAGGAAGACGATGTCTTCTCGAACGATCAGCGCAACCTGCTCTATTTCGACGGCATCTCCCCGTTGGTCGCGGCCGAGGGGCGCGTCCAGATGGAGCGCGTCATCACCACCTACCAGCGCCGCGCCTCGACGGGGCTGGAAGATATCTCCTACCTCGACATCAACGGCCCCTGCATCGATGCCTGGACCGTTCAGTACCAGCGGCATTACGTCTGGAACACACACCAGAACACCTCGCTGGTCGGCGATCAGGAGGACGAGGCTGAAGGCTGGACCCGGCCGCAGGATGCCCGGAAGACCTATATCGCCTGCTATCAGGACGTGAACCGCCGCGGGCGGATCGTTCAGGACGTCGACTCCTACGAGAAGGCGCTCAAGGTGGAGCTGTCCGGCGATCCGGTGCGGCTGAACACCTTCCAGAAGATCTTCCGCGCCAACCCGCTCTACATCATGGCGAACCGCACCGTCGTCGGAGAGCTCGCGCCCGGCGCGCAGGCCTGACGTCGCAGCAATCCTCTGGGCCGGCAGCGCCGGCCCTCCCCTTTCCATCTGAACTTGGGAGTCTGCCATCATGGCCGGCAATGACTATGGCGACGTTATCATCACGCCGCGTTCGGGGCCGCTCGCCGGCCAGAAGCTCTCCGCCATGGGCGAGATCAAGCTGAAGTCCTCGGGCTACAAGATCGGCAGCGAGGTTTCGGCGGATCAGCAGGTGATGAACCGCAGCTTCGAGCCGACCGCGGTCGTGGCGAGCTGCGATTTCGATCGCGGCACGATCGACTGGGAAGCCGCCCTGCGCGGCCGCTTCGACCTGACCTGGGAAGAGGTCCACGCCGGCACGATCCACTACATGACCAATGCCGGCTTCGTCGGCGAGCTGAACGACAGCTTCAAGGACGGAAAGGTTTCCGGCCTCGAGGTCCATTGCACCAAAAGGAATTATCGCCGGAGGCCCGTCTGATGGGCTGGACGCTGACGCTCGACCGCGAGCGGGAGTGGCCGGCTGGCTCCAAGGTCGCCGCGCTGTCGTTCCGCGATCCGACCTTGCGCGACATGCGGGCCCTGCCGGAGATCGAAACCATCCGCACCGTCGGCGCTGCCACGAATTACGGCATCGATTGGGACGCCGTGTCGCGCTGGCTGGAAGCGCTCGTCTCCGACGAAGCGAACCGCCCCCTCGTCAATCAGCTCTCTCCGGCCGAGGCGCAGCGCGCGAAGGATCAGGTCCTCGGTTTTTTCGGATCGGCGGTGGCCGCGCCGCCCTCGAAGACGCCGCCGACGACCTCCGCTTCGGAACCTTCCTCCGAAGGGATCCGGATCGACTGAGCCTCGCCGAACTGGAGCGCCTGCACGGGCGCTTCGTGCTTTGGCAATTGCGGCAGGTAATGGGGAGCTAACTCGTGGCGATCGTCAATGAAGCCCGCGCCGTCCTGACGGCCGAGGACCGCGCCTCGCAGGTCCTCGCTGCCGTTGCGCGCAACTTCGACCGCCTCAACAAGGCGGCGGATCGGCTCGACAAATCGCCGGCGCGTGAACCGCGCGTGATGCAGGAGGCGGAGCGTCGCGCATCGCGAATGGCGCAGATCACGGCCGGCATGGGCATGGCGGCGCGCAATGCCATGGGGCCCGTCGCGGGACTGCTCTCGATCTATGGCGTCGGCCGAACCATGACGGCCGCCAATCGCGCCTTTGCCGAAAACGAGCGGGCGATGACGCGCGTGGCCGTCACGGCTGACGCGACCTCCGAAGCGCAGCGATACGCTTTTCGCCAGCTGCAGGACCTCTCTTCCCAGACGGCGATGCCGGTCGACAAGGTCCGCGAAGGTCTGGAATCACTCGTCGCGGCCGGCCGCAGCCTGCCGGAAGCGATGGAATTCCTGCCCTCGGTCGCGCGGACGGCGCAGGCGAGCGGCGCGACCGTGAATGATATCGCCAAGAGCGCCGATGCGGTCGGGTCCGCTTTCAAGATCGCCGGCGGCGACATGCAGCATGCCTTCGACATCATGGCGACCGGTGGCAAGCTTGGCCAGTTCGAGCTGAAGGACATGGCGCGCTACCTGCCCTCGCTGGCCCCCGCCGCCGCGGCGATCGGCATGAGCGGCAAGAAAGGGCTGACCGATCTCGTCGCGATGTTGCAGGTCCTGCGGAAAGGCTCCGGCACGGCGGAAGAGGCCGCTGGCTCGATGAACAATATCCTCCAGAAGATGTCCTCGGAGGAGACGACGAAGCGCTACAAGAAGATGGGCGTCGATCTCGACGACATGTTCAAGAAGGGCAAGGCCTCCGGCAAGGACATGATCTCGGTCTTCATGGAGGCGACGCAGCTTGCCACCAAGGGCGACCTCGGCAAGCTGCCGAACCTGATCAGCGACATGGAATTCGCCCGCGGTGTGCGCGCGATGATGATGTATCGCGGCGAGCTCGGGAAAATCCGCTCGCAGATCGATGCGACGGCCAATGGCGCCGTCGGGCGCGACCTCGAGCGCGTCCTCGCCAACAGCCAGGCCAGCATGGACCGCGCCAAAGTGGCCGCTGAGCGGCTCTCGGTGGCGCTCGGGACGCGTCTCGGGCCGGCCTTCAAGGCCGTGACCGACAAAGCGACCGAGGCGATGAACGCCGTCAGCGGCGCGCTGGAGCCCAGCAAGTCGGATCGCGAACTGGCTGCCGAGATCGGGGCTCCTGACCGGCTAACCCCGGCGGAGAAGTCCATTCAACAAGCTGAGCGCATGCAGGAAGTCATGCGCAAGGCGAATGACCGGAACTCCGAATATTACGATATGCGCGACGGCGGTTTTGCCTCGGGACTGACCCGGTTTTCGCCGCAGCGACACGCCATCCTTCGCAACAAGTCTAAGCGGACGAAGGCCGAGGACAAGGAACTCGCGCTGCTGGATCGCCGTGAACAGAAGATGCGTGAGGCCAGCGACGCGATCGAGCGAAATCGGCCTTCTCGGGAGGCGTTGGAACGCTTCAGGGCAAGCGAGCGCGATTTTGCGGCCGAGTACGAAAAGAGCGGGCGCAGCGGCCCGGTGTATCAGGGCATCGAAGCGGATAACCGTTTGCAGCAGCGGGCACGGGACGCGGAAGCGGGCATCCAGATCGATGACCTTCTGCGTGGCCGCGGCGAAGCGGGCGATGCCTTTCGGCAGGCATTCGCGAATTACGTCCGAAGCGAGCGGATGCGCTTCCTCAGTCGAAAAAACTCCCCGACGATGGACGATGGCTCGCCCTTGCCTCAGTCCTTCGACCCCACGCTAGGCCGTCAGTCCGATTCCGCGCGAACAGATATGATGCGGGCCGCGGAGCAAATCCTGAAGCAGAGCGGACAGACTCCGACGCAGGCTCAGATCGAGCAGCTTTACGGTCAGTTGGCGGATGCTGCCAAAAGGCTGAGCGAAAAAGCCGGCATCTCGCCTGGCGTAGACCCCACGAAGGTACCTGGGCAGGCTGAGGCGCTCGCCAATGCCTTGGCGGGAGCCAACATCACGGCAAAAACCGACCTCGATGTCACTTCAGAGGTAAAGGTAAAGATCGAGCCGACACCCGATTTCTGGGCGAAGATCGACGCCCGGATCGAGACTAAATCGAAGGCCGTGGGCGGCATCTCGCTTCCCGGCAAGGAAATGCCGAAGAGCTATGGCGGCGGTGGCGGCGGGGGTGGCGCGCAATGAGCGATCCCGGCGGATTCCTGCGCCGCGCCTCGTTCCGGGGTGCTCCCTTTTTCACGCGTCGCGACGTGCGGCCGATGTCGCGCGCGCTGCAGATCGACGAGTTCCCGCTCTCCAATCGCTGGAGCGTGCTCGATCTTGGCCGGAAGGCCGTCACCTGGCGCGTCGACGCCTATGTCGCCGACGAGATCAGCGCGGAGGCGGCGAAGGCCGCGATCGAGACCGCGCTCGAAGCTGACGGGCCGGGTTTGTTGGTTCTGCCCGCCCGACGGCCGGTCATGGCCTGGGCACGCGCCACCGAAACGGAATGGAGCGGCGACAAGCTAGGCTTCTTCGGCCTGCGTCTCGAATTCGTCGAGGATGGCGAGGTGTCTGCTCCGGGGCCGAGCCTCGGCTTTGCCGAGCGCATCCTCGTCGACGGCATCGGGCAGGTTGCGGCGCTGGCGGATGCCGCCGGTATCGGGCTCGCCAGCGTCGCCGGCGATGCGCGCGGCGTCGGGCGCTTCGAGAGCCTCGGCTTCGCCGCCGAAGGGGCCTTGCGTTTCGCGGGTTTGAGCGATGCCGCGCTCGCACTGACGGCCGCCGACGATGTCGTCGCCGCGGCCGGCGCTGTCGCCAACTGGAGTGCGCATGGCGAACTCGCCGACACGCTCTCGCTGATCGGCGACATGGGTCTGGACCTCCTCGAGGAAAGGGCCGCGGCATGATCACGCCGCGCTCGCAGTCCCGTATCGTCGAGCAGCGCGGGTGTGAACGCGCCGCTGCCTTCTCGCGACTAGTCGCGGCCATCGCCTTCGCGCGCGGCGTGCTGCGCATGGATTTCGCCTCGCGCCAGCAGGCGCAGGAGGCGCGAGCCCGCATCGTCGCGCTGTTCGAGCCGCTGCTGGAGCTGGCCGCGTCGCAGGCCGAGCTGCTGCAGGTCACCATCGCCTGTTATGGCGCGGCGCTCGAGGCGCTCGATTCCGAGATCCTCTCTCTCAATCCGGTCGTGCGCGTCACGACCGGCGAAAGCCAGCCCGCCTGCCTGATCGCCTGGCAGCTCTACGGCGATACCGAACGGGCGGCCGAGTTGGTGCGGCTCAACCGTGCCCGCTGCCCGGAATTCATGCCGGTGACGCTGCTGGCAGCCAAGCCGGATGATGCGCCGGCCGGAGCCGGCCGATGAAGGGCGAATACCTCATTCTGGAGATCGACGGCACGCCCCATATCGGCCTGCTCTCGATCGAGTTCAGTTTCGGCGCGACCGATGCGCTGCATCGGATCACGGCCGGGGTCAGCGAGATCCCTGGCGCCCTGACGAAGAAGGGCGCGGAAGCGGTTCTGAAGGCTTGGCGCCCGAACGGAGAGCCGGAAGTGCTGGCGACCGGCCGTGTGCGGCGCAGCTATGGCGATGTCGCCAAGCCGGCACTGCGGCGCTTCCTCGAGATCGAGAGCAAGGCCTGCGACGCGGTGGAATGCGCCGCCGACGGCCGCAAGCACGGCTACAACCTGAAGGGCAAGAAGCTCGGCGAGGCCGCCAAGGTCCTGTTCAAGGATTACGGCGTGCCGGTGAAGGTCGAGACCGAAAGCCGGACCATGGACTTTGCCTGGGCGCCGGGTGACCGCGCCTTCGGTGTGGTCGAGGAGCACGCCCGCAAGGCTGGCCTCCTGATGACGGCGACGCCCGATGGCGGTGTGGCCCAGTACAAGGGCGTCAGAGGGCGCCATGCCGGGCGCTTCATCCTCGGCACCGATGATGCCAACGCGGTGACGCTGCAATTCGAGGACAGCGAGAAGGGCCAGTTCAGCCACACCCACTATTTCGGTCAGCGCTACAAGGCCGGAAAGGGCAAGGACGAGACGGACGGCTATTCGATCGTCGAGAATGAATCGATCCGGCGCCTGCGCATCGATATCCACCGCCTCGAGCACGATGGCGATGCCGAGGACCTGAAGCAGCGGGCCGAGTGGGACAATCGCCGCGGCGCCGCCGGGGACGGCGGCAACGGCACGCAGCTCGTCATCGCAACGCCGGACTGGCGGGATGACGACGGCAAGATCTGGACCGCGGCCTTTTCGCGTTACGTCTCCGCCTGGGAGTTCGAGCTCGAGCAGGAGATGGTGATCAAAAGCGGCGTGCTATCCTGGTCAAAGGAGGGCCAGACGGCGCGCCTGACCATGGTCGATCCCCGCTCGCTGGGTGGCAAGGATGCCAAGGGCAAATCAGGCAAGGCCTGGGCCGTACCGACCAAGAAAGCCAAATACGAGGAGCTGTCGTGAGGCTCGTTCGCTTCCGCGTCGAGAGCGTCGACGATTCCGGCCCTTTCCAGAAGGTCACCGGCCGTGGCGAGGGTGGCGAGATCCTGCGCGACATCTATCGGCCGCAGCCGGACGGCCTCAACACGATCCCGAAGGCCGGGGCGCTGGGCTTCGCCCTGTTCGACGGGTCGCGCGAGCGCGGCATCGTGCAAGGGCTGGAGCATGCCGACGAGCGCCCTGCCGGCGAAACCGGCAAGGTTCTCTACGGGCCTGACGGCCAGCGCATTCGCTCGAAATCGGGCGGTGCGATGGAGGTCGAGGCGCCTGGCGGCCTCAAGATGAAGGGCGCCGCGGGCATGGGCTTCGTCACGGTCGGCGACAAGGTCTATCTCGGCGGCGACCCTGCGGCCGGCCATGTCTTCTCGAAGGTGATGACCGAAGCCGGCGCCAGCCCGTTCGTGTTCGCCAGAATCTCCTGACGGAAGATTTCCTGAGATGACGCGCCTCATCAACGATCCGTTCGCGCCGGTGGGCGGTGCGCCCGATACCCTTTGGGACGGCCAGCGCGGCGACTTCGCCGTGGCGCCGCTCTCCGAGCCCGGCAATCCGGGCGGGCTTGTTGCCCGCGATCCGCTGAAGACGGCGCTCGTTCTGGCGCTGGAAAGCGATGCGCGTGGCGAGCGCGATCCGCTCGATCCGTATGCCTATGACGTCCGTGGCTGGCCGGGTGACGGCTTCGATATCGATCTCGCCAAGGGTGAGGCGCCGCTGGGCTCGACCACCTGGCTCGCTTGGCGGCATGCCGTCGACGACGACAATGCCCGCCGCGTCGAGGATGCGGCGCTCGTCGCATTGGCGCCGCTGCAGAAGCAGGGCGTGATCGGCGACGTAACGGTCGAAGCGGTTCCGATCCCGGCTGAGAACCGGATCGAGCGCCGCATCGGCATCCGCCGACCCGACGGCACCTTGATCTATTCCGGCCCTTTCGCGGGCCTCTGGGAAGCGCTCGGCACTTCCGCCTGATCTCGAACGACCGCAGGATCCTATGGCTTTCACCATCCCGACGCTGACCGAAGTGTCGCGCTGGCTGCGCGGCGTCGTGCCCTCCGCTTTCGCGGGGGCGCGCGCCGACATCTGGCCGAACAACCTGCCGATCTTCGTCAAGGTCGTGGCGATGGCTGCCAGCCAAGGCAACCTGCGCGCAGAGTGGATCTACAAGCAGATCTTCGTCTCGACCGCCGAAGACGACATGCTCGATCTGCACGGCTATGAGATCGGGCTCGGCCGCAAGCCGGCTTCCGGCGCGACCGGCGAGATGGTCTTTGCGGCAACGCCCGGCGCGATCGTTCCGGCTGCGGCCGTCATCGACGCTGGCGGCCTAGCCTATGCCGTGCGCGCGGCCGTCACGGCCGTCGGCAACAGCCTGACCGTTCAGGTGGATGCGGTCGATGCGGGGCCGCTCGGCAACCTGCCCGCTGGTGCCGATGTGCGCCTGCGCGAGCCGTGGGCCGGCGTCACCCAGAATGGCGAGATCGGCT